AACTAAGTGAGCTTAAATTGGCTAATCCTGTGAATACAGAGTATCCTAGAGTACCACTACCATCCCCATTGTCATTATCCACTTGGAACTTGATTAAGATAGGTTGTCTTGTCAACTGAAGGTTAGCCAAGAATAAGTAAGAATAGTCGCTTAAAGCAACAAAGCCATCAGCGTTAATAGACCATGAAGCTACGTCATTCTTAAACTCTTTAAACCATGCAGAAGATGCAGAAGTAACTTCTACCTGATCTACTGAAACCTCAAAAGAACAGTTTGTAGCTGCTCCAAATGGGATTGTCGTAGGTATAGTTGTAATAGCCGAAGCATCATTTGAACCTTGTGTATAGAAAGTCATTGTTTTGGTAGTAATCTCACTTGCTACCACTTGTATAACTATTCTTTCATTCATTAATAAAGTTGTTGCTGGAAATTCAAATGTTTGTGTATATTGTTTAACAGCTAGTTGAGTAAAAAAGATAGAGTTTGTAGTTCCTATAGATGTCAATGTTGTACCATTGTATTTGTATATGTGGTAGTAAAATCTAGGTGCTGATACCAAATCATCACTTATTGAAGCAAAAGCATTAAAAGTCCAAGTTCCAGCAGGAATTGACAATGTAGCAACATCTGTAATAAATCCTGCAACTATACCATCTGAAGTTTTAGTAAAGTTTGTAGCTACTCCATTACTATCAAGTAATCCAAATTGCTTATAACTTAAACCGCTAATGGTTGTTACCGAAGTAGAACCATTAAAATAAAAGGTTGGGTTTGGGTTTGTATAGTATAATACTATGTTCGTTCCGTTTATTACTGATGCCATTATTTATATTTTTATAATCCTATGTATTTTATTGTTTCTACCGAATCATTATCCTCGTCTATTACCTCAATTAGTTGTATAGAATTTACTTCACTATCGTATGTATTCATAGTTAGCCTGTTCATTAAAAACTTTTTATCATTATATGATAAAGCATTACTACTTGCATCTTGTACTGTATATGTTTTATCTAAATATACTAAGCCATTTAGTGATTTATAATTACCTAAATCTCCTTCTAATGTTGCAATATTTCTATTAAACAAATTAGAATATTGTCTAATTAATAAACTATGTAAGTCATAAAATTGTTCTGCTGGTTTATCATATCTGTACCAATTTATTAATGAACCTCCGAAAAATCCAGTCAGAAACAAATTAAATAAAGCACCAAAATTATTATTCCCACCATCCCAACTTGTAAATGGAGGATGATATAACCCATATGGTAAGTCTATTGACTTAACAATGACATTATCTTCTCCTATTTGTCTTTTTACGTCTAAGGCAGTAATTTGATTTGGAGATTGAGTTACTTTTATATTTTTTATATCCCCTCCTACATAAGTAGCAGTATTAGCAACAAATGTTACAATTATATGACCAAAATATACATTTAAAAAAGGACTTGTATCTGCAACTAATCCTAATGGTATATTAATTGTTTTAGACTCGTATATTAATTCTTTTGCAGCAGTTACATCAATAATTGTAGATGTTGTACTCCATTTAGAATCATTTCTTAAATAATAAGAAACATAACCTGTTGAAGTTGGTTTATATAACTCTATTCTTACTCCAATTTTATCACCAACTGCTAATGCTTGATATTCAAAAGACAAAGTACCACCAGGACCAAATATTAATGGAGCATAATGTTCTTTAAAAAATGGAGGTACAACGTTTGTTAATTCAGAAAGATTAAAACTTGAAGAACCCTTTTTTACAGTATAATAGTTAAATTCTGAATCATCATTTGTAACCAATGTGACAATACCTGTTCCTAATGTTGTTTTCTTCCAACCAACAGCTTCTCCTGAAACCACTTTTTTAAAGTTACCATTGTTTATCATATTTTTAACATATGTAAATGGTGTATTTGATTCTACAACTTGATAACCCTTTCTTACTATTTTAACTTGAGAATTATTTATAAAATGAACATTACCATCTGTATATGGCTGTATATCGATTATGTTATCAAGTGTTCCAAAAGATATAACACTAGGAGTAGTAGAAATTGTATATTTTGTATAATATACAGTTGAAGCCATATCATTTATTGGTAATATGTACCAATCTCCATTTGATTGAAAAAGTCTACAACCAAATGATTTAACAATGTTATCTAATATAGTATAAAAATCTACATCAATAATATCTCTTATATAAATAGCAGATTGAGCAAATGGCTCATATTGACCACCATCACCCCTGTCTTGCATACCTTCTGCATAATAAGAACAACAAGCATATAAATTTGAGGGATTCTCGTAATTTATATTACTTAAACAAGTTCCTATTACATCTATTAAAGGTGTAACTGTATTAATGCTATTATTGGTTGTATAATTATTATATTTAATTAATGACAATCCGTCAACGCACACAATATTTACTTGTTGATTACCAGTTGTAAAACCTATGTTTATATAATCATTAAATAAGAACCCTTTCCATATAATGTTTACTCCTTCTGCTAATTCTACATAGTACAATGTATCATCAGAGTTTAACAAATCTGGAAACTTTTCATAGTCGTCTTCTGTAGATATTAAAAATGAAACATTAAGCTGTGATGAAATAATGCCACCAATAGGATCTTCTTCATTAGAGTTTGGTTGCAAAACTACGCTTGTCGCTTCATAAGTCTTAACTGTTCCAACATAATCCTTTTTATAAATCTTTACAATTTGGAATGTTGAATCTCTTAATATTTGTGTTAATGTATAATTTAATGCGTATGCCATTATATTAAGCTAATATTTTGTCCTTTAAGATTTGATGCCTTTTGTGCTCTATTTACTGATAACAATAAGTCTTGACCTCTAAGTACAAATGTACCACTTCCGCCTCCACCTATCATTGATTTTAATTTATCTAAAGGAGCAATAACTTCAGGGTTATTTTGTGCACCTGGATATTCTCCTACAAGACCCATAGTTGGTCCTGATACAATACCACCATTAGCAAAAGCAGTAGCTTGATTATTCTTCATTGTACTTTTTAAAGCTGAACCAGCCGCAACAGCAGCAATACCTGCAGCAAGAGCTAAAGGCCAAGTTTTAGGATTTTTAAAAAGTTCTTGTACAGCTCCATTAGTTATAGCAAAAGCTATAAGAGCTTTACCAATTGAAGATAAACCATCCGCTAAAATTGTACCTATTTTACTAATATCAAATTTACCTCCAGCAATCATTTCTCCTAATTGTTCAGCAAAATTTGTAACTATACTTGTATTTAAGTTAGTTAGTATGCCATTTATAGTATTAACCGTATCTTGCCATGTAATGGTATAATCTTTTACTCTATCTTTTGATCCTTCAATAGCAGCATCAACCCTAAGCAAAGCATCATCTATTTTATCAAACTGTTCAGCAGTCCAACCTCCTACCGATGCTAAATCATATAAGCTATTTTTATAATTCTCTAATATCTTTATTCTATCTGCTGCTGTAGCATTTCCAGACAAGTTTGCAATTTTCATTGCAACATCTGATTCTATTTTTAAAGCATCTAATGAATTTTGTAATTGTCTATTATCAATAGCCAAAGCATCTTTTGCCATTTGCTCGGCAGTCTTTCTAGCTTCTTCAATTTGCTTGTTGTTATAGTATGCATCAATTTTATCCATTTCTGCTCTATAAGCAGCATAGTATGTTGTAGAGTCTGTATAACCTGCATTTCTCATTATTTGCAAGTTCTCTGCTAACTTTAATCCAACTTCGTATTCTTTTTTACCTCTTTCGTCTAGTGTATCAATATAGGCTTTGGTTTCTGCTTCATTCGCCTTTTTTTCTTTCTCTAATTGCTCCTTCCTTATCTCTTCAGGTGTTTTACCTTTTGTTACTTTTGGTGGAGTAGTATCTAAATTTGTAGCATCTCCATTTACTATTTGAGCCTCAGTATTTTCATTTAATTTATCTGTATAAGCTGTTATAATATTTCTTGATGTAGCAATTTGTTTAGCTTGTTTATTAAAAGCAGCAGTAGCAATATTTGAAGATGCCTTTGCACCGTCAAGGCCAGATGTAACAAATTGATAGGCAGTGCCCATAAAACCTAAGTTTTTTACAACTTCTTCACCTTGTTCTTTTTCTAATTTTAATATCTTTGCTTCTTCTTCAGCTATCAATGAAGCATAAGCTGTTGCTCTAGCTTTTCTAATTAATGCATTAGATATTTTTTTATAAACTTCTGCTAATTTATCACCATCAGTTATATCAATTTTTTGTAATTCTAAATTACCTTTATATTTTTCTTTTAGTTGTTCAAGTGCTGTTGTTCTATTTTGTGTGCTTTGTGTAGTATCGTTAATTATTTTAATTAATGATTGGTCGGTAGCTATTTGTGATCTAGCTTGACCTTCGTTATCAGCTACAGCTTCGTTTAACTTTTTATTAGCCCTAGATAAGTCATCTATACCATATATTAATTGAACTATTTCCTTTTCATAAGCAGTAGTAATTGCAATTAATGCTGAGAATCCAAGATATATTGCTCCTGTAGCGGCAGCAAAACTTCCAACTAATGCTGGTAAGTTATTCTGAATACCTCTAAATCCATAAGGTAAATCTTGTAGTATTAATGACAAGCTCATCATGGTCTTGTTAGAAGCACCCATCTTTTTACTTGACTTTTCAACTGCAGGTCCTACAGCATCTAAAGACTTGCCTAATTCATCGTATTGAGCTTTAAGCTTTTGTACATGAGGATTCATAGCCTGGAAACCTAAAGACATTAGATTTTCCATAGCATTTTTAAGAACCTTCATCTTATCTGCAACTACAGTAGTTGAATTACCAAATAGCTCAGCACTTCCTTCTATTTTATTAAACTCTCTGCTTACATTAGCAGAAATCTTCCTAATGTCAGATTCAAAAGTAGTAGCAGTTTTACTTAATTTTAAAAATGATTCTTCAGCTTGTTTAAAGTCTGCTGTAACCCTAATTTGTAGTAAATCTTCTCCTGCCATTTTATCTAAACTTTAATATTATTATACTTTTTTAATACCTCTTGCAGTTCATCATTAGTCATAACCCTCTGCTTCACAAAGTTACGATTATCGCAGTCAAGTGGCAAAAGCTCGCTTGCTTGTATCTTTTTGCCTTTTGGTAGTTGCATATTTACTAAAATAGTAGTCTGCCATCTTGCTCTTAACCATTCTTGCTCTTCTTTATGACGATAGCCATACCAAACAAAATCTAATTCCGCCATCGTCATCTCCCAAAACAAATGGGGAAGCACTTGGCACTCCCCCATTGTATATCTTTCAATATCAATCCACTCTAATTTTTTTTTACATCAGAACTCTTTCCTTTCTTTACAGGTTCAGCTTCTATGCCACTATTCATGCTTTCAGATAAAGCTGTAATAATGTTTTGAAATTTATCACTTGCTATCCCACCAATATCATCAATCCAATCACAAACTTCTAATTCTGTAATATTAGGTGTCTTACCTTCCTTATATAAAGGATATTCAGCAGCAGCTAATATTAAGTTAGTCATCGCATCTAATTGACTTGATCCGCTTAATGCTTGTCCTATTTCAGATGGTGCGATTCCTTGAAGTTGACAGAATCTTTTTAAAGACCATGTACAAAACCTCATAGGTATCTTAGTCCCATCGCTTAGGGATAGTTCGTATTGTCCTCTCATATTTTGGTGTTTTTGGTGTTATTATGCGTTAGTAGCCTGAGTTAATTGACCTTGTCCTGTGAAAGAAACAGAGTAAGTAACTGGAGATTCCATATCAGCACTTATATCTAAACTTTCTACAAAAGCAGAACCAGACCAAATTAAATCACCTACTATCGGAGTGTTACCATTAACTGTAGTAAACTTTACAGTTACTGTAGTTCTTCCGTTTAAGGCAGAAAAAATATCTCCTACTACATAGCTTGTTCCTGTTGGCTCTACTGTAGCAAGACCATCTGTAGTTAAAGACCAAGAACGCAAACCTGCGATTTGATCAGCCCATCCACCACTTGATTTAGTTGTTGCATCTGGTAAGTCAGCACTTACTGTTAAAGAACATGATGTAGAGTGAGCTACAACTTCAGTTCCTACTAGAACTACTAGATTTGTACCATTAAAAATTCCTGTTGTTGGCATTTTATTTTATTTTAATTTTTTATAATATTTGAGTTACAAAGTGTTCCATTGTAATTACTCTTCTAAAAATATAAGCTTCATTTACATAATCAAATGTAGCATTATTGCTTGTAATCTTACGAGTAACTATTTTAAAGTCAGGAGAAGCATTTGGGTAATCTGGTACATTAACGCCTATGATCTCTAATAATTCATTAGCCCACTGGTCTACCGATTTCTGTCCTACTTCACCTGACTTAAAGGTTCTGTACACAACATCAAATTGAATAGTAACATCAAAGTTGTAACTCTGTTTGTCACTATTTTCTCCAGATGTTTGACTGCTTATAATCAAGAATGGCGGTTCTATTGTGTCAGGTGCAATAGTATCGTAAACACCCAAAGAATAAGTCTCTGAGGCTAACTTATCTACATAAGCCTTTCGTATAGCATATCCGCAATCTTTCATTAAGCTTCTGTTTCAGCTTTTACTTCTTCAGGATTTTGCTCCTGAGCAAGTTTTGATAAGAACTGAGTTAAAGGCAATCCAAACTTAGTTGGCATTTCTTGAATAAATGCGTCTAATTGTTTTACCTGCTCTTCGTTTAGTGTAATATTCATGGTATTGATTTTGTACAAATTTAACGAAATATATTTAATTGAACTTATTGCAATTTAAAGTTTTTAATACCCTTTAAAGCTTTAGTATATTCTATTTCAAAATTTTTAAATAAGTATGTTCTATAACCCATATTGCTATTCTTGCCACCTGATCCTTTAAATATTGATGCGTAAGGTAAAATATGTTTAGGAGTTAGATTGTATTTGTATTTTTGAATACCAAAGCCTGTACCAGTACCAAATTCAACATAAGGACCATATTTGGCGTTAACTACAACAGAAGCGTAAGAGCCATTATAAGGAATAGAAGTTATACTGTTTGATAAGTAATTGGTTCTTTCGTAACTAGAATTTGCTGTTAAATATGGCAAATTAGAGGCATCAGATTTAGCTTCGCCTTCTATATTTTTTACCATTACGTTTAACTCATTGATAACGTGTGACTTAAACTGAACAAAGCCATTTGCAAATTTGCTTTTTAGCTTTCCAATTCCTCTAACTTCTATAAACATTATTTAAGAGTTGTGCATCCTATTAATAAATACTTGTTGCGATCTTCTTGATTTATGATAGAGTTTATCATGTATAATCTACTTTGAAAACTGATTACCAACTTTTTATCAAATACCTTAGATGTTGTGTATCTAATTTTGAATGTAATATCATCCTTAAAGCCATCTGTACTAGCTATATTAGTCCTTGTATTAGAATCGGATACCATCTCAGCCCAACAAGTATAATAGTCAACAAGTGTGTTAACAAAACCACCTGCACTATCAGATACGCTTGTCTTACTTTTAAAAGTAATCCTATTTTGCATTCTAC